ACTACCACCGAAACCAACCAGTATGATTCCCGCAAAGGATTTACTGCTATTTCTTCCACGGGTGGAATAATGGACATCAAAAAGTATTGTGATTTCTATAAGTTTGACTATGATACAGTAAAGAGTTGGAAATTAGTTTCGCATACGGGAGTTCCGTTTTATAACATTGCTTTTTATTCTTCAGAAGAACAGGAAGAAAGTAACTACCAATTAATTAAAGAGATTTTAAAATCTGAATTAAAAAAAGTATCAATCAATAGTTATAAAGAAGTTGACAATAATGATGTAGATAACCTAGTAATAGCGGATTTACACGCAGGAGCTTATATCGATGGACTAATTAAAACCAAAGATTTTTCCCCTACAATTTTAATTGAATACCTAGAACAAACCGTTGTAAAAGTAAATAAAAACAATGCAAAAGAAGTAAACGTTTTTTGTTTAGGGGATTTAATAGAGTCGTTTACGGGATTGAATCACAAGAATAGTTGGAAGGGCTTGCAAAAAGGATTGATTGGTGCTGAAGTAATAAAATTTACCGCTAAAATATTACACGAAAAATTATTGTCTAAAATAAACAACCTTAAAAAAGTGTACATAGTAGCTGGAAACCACGACAGATTAACGAGTGATAAAGACGAAGACGTAGACGGTGGTGCGGCTGATTTAATAGCCTATTCTCTTGAATTAATGGGTTATGACATCGAGTTTAATTCTACGGTTATAACAACTAAAATAGATAATATTAATTATATTCTATTACACGGACATAAAGGCATAAGTAAAAAAACGACAAAAGATATTTGTTGGGACTATGGAAAACAAGGAGTATTTAACGTGGTTTTAGAGGGGCATTTGCATAGTTTGATACAAAGATTAAGTATTGCTGAAAGGAAAAATTTCAAGTTGCTAAAAGACGACTGTATCGATAATTTAAGAATGACTTGCAGAAGTTATTTTACAGGAAACGGATATAGCGAAGATTTAGGATATACGTCGAACGCTGGGTTTTCAATTATCAGGAATAATGGAAGAGGAATACCTGATATTGATAATAAGATGCTGTAAAAAATTAACGACAACAAATGTTTGTAAATGTCCAGTTTATTGCACTAAAAACTGGACAAATAAAGAAGTAAAATATTTACTAAATCCTTATATAACGGCGATAATCACCGCAATTAAGGATTGGCACATATCATTACTTTCTGCCATAGGTTAAACCTTAAAAATTGGGGTTTATATTACGCAAAAAGGTAATAAATTAAATTATTACATAAATAGGTAATGTTCACGAATAATAAACATTCCTTAATGGAAAAATAGGTTTAAAAGCGGAAAAACAGGTATTATAATGGAAAATTACACACTTTATTACACGTTTAATGGAAAAAAATATAAATCTACGGTAGAGGCTACCGACAGACTACACGCAATGAATTTGATAAAGAATAAAATCGAGTTTTTGACGGAACCCAAGAAAGCATCAAATGACTTTATATATTTTTTTAACGATATAATAAAACCTAAATAAGATGGCAAAGGCTAAAATAATATTTGATTTAAGTAATAGTGAAGATTTAAGGGAATACAATCTCTATAATAATGCGGGTGGAATGTTTAGCGCATTATTTGAGATTTCTCTTAATCTAAGAAAACAAATGAAATACAAGTTTGAAGGGGATGATAACGGAGCTTTTGATTTTGTATTTGAAGCAATTGCTGAAATTCTTGACGAAAACAATGTAATAATAGATAAATTAAATTAAGATGAACGATAAAAGAATACGATTGCTATCCGTGGAAACTCCCGTAGCTACAGAAAGCATAGACACAAAATTAATTTCTATGGTTTATGCCGTGGGGAATATAAAAGATTTGCCCATAAACGGAGTTCGGGTAAAACGCACTATTTGCAATATTATAGAGGCTGAAAATCACTATACAATATACATTTCTAATCAAGATGTTTCTCAAGCGTGGATGGATATTCCAAAATCAAATAAAGTAAGAATAGAATACGTAATAGACTAATGATACAAAGCACCGATAAATTTATAGTCACCCCAAAAGGCGGAAATCACTTTGTAAATGAAAAGATGGTTGGCGGGCAAATGATGGTTGTAAATACCTCGATAGAGAGCGCCAAGGATGTAAATCGAGAGGCGATAATAGTTTCGCTGCCATTAGATTATTCGGGGAATATTCAAGTCGGCGACGAGGTTATCGTACAACACAATATCTTTCGTGATTATTTTGACATGAAGATGGTTACCCGAAAATCTACATTCCACATCAAGGATAATTTATTTTTAGTTCCCGATGGACTCATCTACCTAATCAAAAAAGAAAATGGTTATGAAGCTGTAGACGACTACTGTTTTATCGAGCCTATTTTTGAAGAGCGACGATGGGAAGGCAAGGTGGAATTGGAGCATTTAGGCATCGTGAAATACGGAAATAAATATCTCGAAAACTCCGGAATCAAGGAAGGCGACAAAATAGCTTTCGAGAAAGACGGGGAATACGAGTTTATAATAGACAATTTACGACTGTACAGAATGCGGGCAGAAATGATTTTAGCCAAAGTAATGGTATAGCCACGAGATTTTTAAACGACAACAAACGTTTGTAAACATATAAAATATACCTTTGTTTTATGATTGGATATAGTGAAGACATAGAGTTGTCAATTAAGGATTCCTTAAAAGGAATGGAATCTCCTATTGATATACTAACCGTTGACGATGTCAAGCTGTCTGCATTAGTTAAATCAAGAATTGACTCTTTTTCTTCGATTAAAAAACAAATTATTATTTGGCAAAACAGTCCAAATGCACCAAGTCACGAAAAACTAAAAGGATATATTATTGATTTAGTTTCTGCGGGAGAAAATTCTATTATAGTTCTTAGAAAGGCATTACGAAAAGAAATAAATTATGATGAATTAGATGCGGATAAATATGGAACCGCAATTGCCTCTAAGCCAATAATAATGCAGGCAATAATGGATATTGATGCAGGGAATATTGAACTTAAAAATCAAATAGAGGCTGACAACTTCGACTTGAAACAAAGAGAGTTCAAGCGTTCCTATCCTGAAAAGTTCGCCAATCAAGAGTTTTACCCACTCAAAAACTACCATAAAGAGTGGTATGACGAAGCTACTAAAAGTATAATGATTTGTCCAAAGGGAACCAAGGGAGAGGTTATCACCATAGACAACCTGAACATTATGCTTCCGAAGAAGCCGAAGCAAACCGAAATACGCTATCACAGGATGCCGAAAGAGCAACAATATTGGCGTAGAGAGGAAATGCCAAAAGGATTAACTCCTGATAATGAAAACGCCTACACCGCTTATATTATGGAGCAATTCCGTATTCGTAGAGAGGGATTGTGGTTTATGAACAACGGAGAAGCTGTTTATATTACAGGAACAGAATGGATGGGTTTACAATGGAACCAAATGCTTGATAGTGGAGGATATAAAGATTTTCGTATGGCGCAAAGAGATATGTATCTTTTTAGCAAAGCCTGTGTTTTAGACCCAAGATGTGTAGGTGAATTATTTGTAAAAGGTCGTCGTACAGGATTTACAGAAGAAAAAGTTGATGATTTAATTGACGAATCTACTTCAACCAAAAACGGACTATACGGAATAACTTCTAAAACAGGAGATGATGCACAAGAGGCCTATTTGAAATATAGTTACGGGGTACAGAATTTACCTTTCTTTTTTATTCCAGTTGTTAAAGGGAAAATTGACGATAGAAACAAAATGGAGTTTGGTAAAGTTTCGGATGCTACAAAGGCAAATAAACTAAAAAGACAAACAGGGACAGAAGATTATCTAAACACCAAGACGGACTGGATGACCACCACTACCCTTGCTTATGACTCCAAAAAATTAAGAAGGTATTTATGTGATGAAGCGGGAAAAAGAGAAAAACCAAATAACATCATTGACCATTGGAATAACGTAAAGCCTACAATGGTTACGGGAGGTCGTGTAGTAGGGAAATGTTGGATGGGAAGTACTCTTAATCCATTAGATAAAGGTGGCGCCGAGTTTCAGAAACTATATTACGGGTCGGATGTAACTAAAAGAAACGACAACGACAGGACTTCAACGGGATTGTATTCCTTCTTTTTGCCGGCACACAAGAATATGGAGGATTATACAGATAAATATGGTGTTTGTCATACTGTATTGGCTCCAGGAGAATCCTTTTATAACGCACAAGGAGAACGTAAAGACAAAGGTTCGTTGCAGTTTTTGGAAGCGGAGTTTAAGTCTGCCAAGGCAATGGGTGGAAAAGTACACAACAATACAAGAAGGCTTGACCCAATTACCATAGAAGATGCTTTCAGGGATGAACTGCAAAGTCAATTATTCGATGTAGAAAAAATTAATGACCAACTTTATTATAACCGACAATCAGAAATAGACAACACGTTGATTCAAGGGAATTTTTCTTGGAAGGACGGGATTAAGTTTGGAAAAGTGGTGTGGAACCCAAATCCGAGAGGGCGTTTCTTGTTGAGTTGGATTCCAAATGAAGCCGACAGAAATCAGGTAATAAGTAAAAATGTATTTGGGAGAATGACTAAATGTCCTATTTCAAAATACAATGGTTCATTAGCGAGCGACCCTTATGACAAGGATGCCGTAGTAGATTCAAAATTAATTGAAACCGAACAGGGAGTAGAGTTTAATTTAGGTTCACGGGGAGCAATTCACGGATTAACAGGGTTTAATATAAATGAAGCGCCGAGCAACTATTTCTTTTTAGAATATATCTGCCGTCCGAAAGATGCTGAAACCTTTTTTGAAGATGCTTTAATGGCTTGTATTTTTTACAGCCTACCAATATTAGTGGAGAACAACAAAGGAATGATGCTTGAATATTTCTACCGTAATGGATATAGAGGTTATTGCACTACCCGATTTGATAAAGAAATCAACAGATTGTCGCCTGATGAAAAGAAATTTGGCGGAATTCCCAATTCCTCTGCCGATATGATAAACCGACATTGGACAGCGATGGAAAGTTATATCAATAAATATGTTGGTAAATATAAAGTAACAGAAGGTGAGTCAAGATTAAGAGAGGATGACGAAATGGGCTCAATGCCGTTTAGCCGTACACTGAATGATTGGCTTCGATTTGATATAAAAGACAGGACAAAGTTTGATGCTTCAGTATCATCAGGACTTGCAATTATGGCGATAAACCAATCCCTATACGCTCCAAAAATAGAAACAAAACCGTTCGTTTTAAACTTACACCGATATAAAAATTAGAAAATGACACAAGATAACCAATACCAAATTTCGGCTAACTTGAAATTCCCAAGTGTATTAGATTCTTTCGAGGAAAAGAAGTCTAAAACGTTTGGTGCCGCCCTTGGTTCTGCTATTAGTACTGAATGGTTTCATCGTTCGGGGACTACGGGAAAAAGTAGATTTTACACTACGCAATCTGAATTCCTTGAAAGGCGACAATATGCTTCTGGGAATGTAGATATGAAGAAATATTATCCCAAATTGGGAACTAATGGCGACGTATCGTTATTGAATTTGAGCGCAAAATCTATTACTCCTATCCCAAAGATTGTGGACTTAGTGGTAAATGGAATGTGCGATAGGGGTTATTCTATTGAGGCAAGTTCTATCGACCCCATCTCAAATCAAAACAAACTGAATTACAGAAAGCGTATTCAGGACGATATGAATTCTGTACCTATTATTCAAAAAGCCAAGGAAACTTTCGGGATGGATATTGCAAGTATGCCTATCGACCAATTGCCACAAACCGACGACGAATTGAATTTGCACGTTCAAATGAATTGGAAGCCATCTTGTGAATTATCGGCACAAATTGCTATCAAACACGTATTTGAAGAAAATATGTTTGACCTCACCCACGATAGGCAAATCAAAAGAGATTTAGTTGTTGATGGAGCTGCTTGTATCGAAAATCGTTTCCATCCGGCCAAAGGAGTTCAAATAGAAAGGGTTGATTTCAAGGATATGGTTTACTCTCAAACGAAAGACCCTTATTTCAGGGATTGTTTCTATAAAGGCTGTATGAAAAGAGTTTTGATTAGTGACATTTTCTTGGAATTTCCTGATTTGAGAAATGACCAAAATGCCAATATCGCCGAACAATTAATGGGACAATCTGCTTGGTGGAATCAATATCAAGGATTAGGTTCGGAATTAAAGGGACACGCTTATTTACTTTATTTCACGTATAAAACCACAAAAGAGGAATACAATAAAATCAAGGAGAAATCTAATGGAGAGAAAATAGTTTCGAAAGCAGATGCAAATTTCGACGAAACTAAGCTCAAAAAAGGGCAGAAAAACGATTTCAAAAGAGTTTCTAAAGTAGAGGAAGTTTTATTTGAAGGAGTAATGCTTTTAGGAACTAACATTTTATTGAGTTGGGGAGTCTCCAAGAATATGGCACGTCCAAAATCTAACTCCCAAAAAGTATGTGAGCAATACGCTATGATAGCTCCAAATTTTGAGGAAGGAAAAATCACGAGTCTAGTTACCCGTATGATGCCTATCGTTGATAATTTGAATGTTATCGAGTTGAAAGCCGAGCAAATCATACAAGGGATTACTCCTGATGGTATCGCTATTGATTTGGATGCCATTGCCAATTTAGAATTTGCCGATGGTAGTAAATCTGACCACAATACACAGTTGAATATGTACCTACAAAAAGGGTCGTTCTTTTATAGAAGTTCAACACTTGGTGGAGAATATAATAATGCGCAACAGCCATTCAAGGAAATACGCACAGGAGATAGTATTAATAAACTTACTGCTTTGCGTAACGAAAGTCTAAACTACCTAACTCAACTAACCGACATTATAGGGTTAAACAAGGCTACAGACGCATCAACTCCTGATAAAGACAGCTTGGTAGGTATTCAGAAATTAGCTGCTTTAAACTCAAATCTCGCCACTCGTCATATCCTTAAAGGAGCAGGATATATCACTTTAAAAACTGCCGAACCTGTATTGTATCGTGTTCAAGACATTCTGAAATATTACCCAAGTTTAAGAGAAGACTTGATACGTAAAATTGGCGCTACAACAGTAGAAGACATTGCTTATTTAGGGGATTTATATTTGAGTGATTTTGCACTAAACCTTTATCTAGAACAAGATGATGAGGAAAAAGCAATGTTGGATCAAGATTTATCGTTGGCGATTGAAAAAGGATTCATTACGCTTGCCGATAAATACAGGGTTAAAAATATTAAGATATTCAAACAGGCAATTGCATTTTTAGCCGTTGTTATTGAAAAGTCATCAAAAAAACAACAAGAGATTGACGCTAATAAATTCAAGCAACAAGCCGACGAAAATATCAGAGCATCACAAGAGTCTGAAAAAGCAAAACAAGCTACAATACAGTTGCAAATGGAAGCCGATAGAATAAAAACAGAGGCTTTAAAATTAGCCGAAGTTGAAGTTAAGAAAGAAGTTGGAAATCAAGACCGATTAACTTTAAAAGATAAAAGTGGTTATGATTACGAACTTCAGTTATTAGTTAATTCGGGCGCAACCCAAAAACTAGAAAAAGCACAATCTGATAAAGAGAAAAATCTTGCGGCGTCGGCAACCCATACAAGTAGAATCGCCGACCAAAAAGCAAAGGAAAAAGACCCAATCGATTTTGAATCAGAAAAAGCCGATATGGAAATGTTCAATATAAACCAATAGTCATAATGAAAATAAACACATACGAAAACGATAATAACATTTCCTTAAATGACAAGGTAACAGGCACGGATGCTGACGATGCAAACAAGACTAAAAACTATACATTCCAAAGGATAAAGGATTTTTTAATAGCGCAGGGATTAGGAGGCGGAAGCAGTATTGATATTAGTGGAAAAGAAGACACTGTAAATAAATCTACTAATGTAGCCACAGACGGAACATCAGGCACTAAATACCCAACCGTAAAAGCAGTAAAGACTTATGTTGACAGTAATGTATTGCCATTCAAGACCTACGCAACAAACCTACGTTTTATGAGTGACGGAAGTATTGACGACACAATTATATATAGCAATTTAACAGGATTACTTCACACAGCTTTTTCGGGAATAGGTATTTATGAATTAATTTCTGATACTGGAGCTTTTACCACAAACAATACGTTTATATCCCCATTTGGGTATCAAGGAACGACAACTAATTCCGGAAATATAAGATTGCCAATATTCAACTCAAATGTTTTGGCAGGATATTATTGGGCGCAAAGAATAACAGCTAGCACAATTAGATTGAATTTTACTAATTTATCAGGTGATTTTGTAAACCCATATTCAATATTAGTAGACAGGACGTTGCAATTAGAAATAAAAGTATATAACTAAAAACAAAAAATAGAAATTATGCCAGAAGAAACAAAAAAAACAAATCCAACTAAAAAAGTATTTGTAAAAGTACCAAAGAAATCAGAGGATAAAGCAGTAAATGAAAACAAAGTATTTTCAAAAGAATTTATTAAAGAGGTGAACAACACTGATGATTTCAACAAAAGAAAAAAAGAGGTAGAGTATATGGCTAAAAGCGACAGTATTGTAGGCGCTAAAAAAGCCAAGTTTGAAGGCAAAGACATTGTTGACCAAAGACGAGCCGGAAATAATTCTGCCAATGTTACAAGGGTAAAAGAAGGGAATCCACAAGTTGCAAGAGGTAGAAGTATGGAAATGGAAAATAGTTTTGATGGTGATAAATACTCTAGTACGAACTCCCCTTTCAAATCAGACTATTATAGTAGATTAAAGCCTCTTGAAAAAGATATGCCAAATACAAAGACCTTTGTAAAAGTACCTAAGAAATAGAAAGCAAAAAGCGGATAACTTCAAGGCTATCCGCTTTTAGATTTGTTTTCTCCGAATGGAAGAATCAACTTAGTTGCAGATTCGAACCACTCCATAAGGTTATGAGCCTTTTGCGCTAACCTTTACACTACCCCGCAACACAAAGATATAAAAAAAATATCCGACAACAAACGTTTGTAATCATATATTACATAATTTTGTCCTAATTAAATCAAATCAAATTCAAATGCCACAAGAAATAGAACAATCAGTCGAGTTCGTTGACGAAAATAAAGCCGAGGACATTAAATATACTTTTTTGGAACAGGGAGAAGAAGTCGCTCCTGTAGTAGAAGTTATAGCGCCAGTAGAGGAAACTCCCGCCGAAATAGTTGAAGAAGCTGCGTCTATTATTGAAGATGATGAGTTTGAAGCGGTAGAGCTTAATGAGGATTTGGCTATTCAATATTTAGCAGAATCAAAAGGGATGACGGTTGAGGAGTTTCAAAACTCGCTAACCCCTAAAGAGCAAAAGAAATACGCTCCTGAAATCGAGAAGTTTCAAGAGTTTGTAGATAAAACAGGAAACCATAGTTACAAGGATTTTGAAGCCACCCAAAAAGATTGGAAAGCCGAGAGTCAAGAAGTGGTTTTAAAGGAATTATTAAGAAGCGAAAATCCATTACTCGATAAAGAGGACATTGATTTTCTATACGAAGATAAATATGTTTTTGATGATGATACAGACTCGGATAGAGAAATCAAATCAAAACAAATAAACGCAAAAGTAGATTTACAAAAAGCGCATAACTACCTCGATAAACAGAAAGAGGATTATATGGTCAACAGAGGTTCTGATGAACATATTCCAGAAGAATATCGAAGTGCTAAAGCGGATTGGGAAGGTTTACTGCAACAACAAGAAAGCACAGAATTAGCAAGACAAGAAAATCGCAATGATTATCTAACAAAAATCGAAAGCGTATTCTCAAAAGACTTTGATGGTATCAAGGTGAAGATGGGAAATGACGAAATAGGTTATGAAGAAGTTTCGATGAAACCCGAAAATCTTCAAGAGATAAAAGAAAGCATTCTGAATCTTGACAATTTCAACAAAGAGTTCTTTGACGAAAAAACCGGAAAACTAAACAAAGCATTAGATTTTGTCCAAATTATGATAAAGGCCAAAAACTACGACGCTGATATGAATAAAGCTTACAACAGGGGGATTGCTAAAAAAGTAGAACTCGACGACAAGCTTTCCAAAAATATCCAACCTGATAACATAAGAACATCGGGCGAAAGTCAAAACGCTAAATGGACATTCTCGGCTCAAGAATAACTCTTCTTGTTTTTACTCAATACAACTAACGTAAAAAACACAAAGAAAAATGGCATTTAACAGCACACCAGGAGTTCGATTTACACCAAGTGTAACCAAAACTCCTACCGCACAGAATTACTTGGATTTGTCTGATATGACATATGTTAAAAATGAACTTCCTGCTTTTATCAGCAAGAGTATCTACAACCGTTATGGTTCCCAAGAATTGGACACCTTCATCGAAAGAAAAGGCTTGAAAATGGCTTTAGCTTCGGATGTTGCCACTTGGATGGAAGAAGACCGTTTGACACAATTGATTACAGGCGCTACTCGTTTAGCTGACGTATTCACTTCTGCCGGACATACTTTTAGAGTAGGCGAAATCTTGACCGTGTTTGACGCTACAGGAGCCGTGTTGAAAAAAGGTAGAATCTCCGCTACAACTTCAACAACTTTTACCGCTTCTTGTGGTACAGGAACTTGGGGAGCATTGGGAACTACTGCCTTGACTTGCTACACAGGAACAAGCGAATTCTTGAAAGGGTCAGAAGGAATGAAAGAGTCCTTGAACACCACTTACCAACAATTTACCGCAAGACCTACAATCGTGAAAGATATGGTTTCTGAAAACAGAACCAACCTTACGCAAGATTCTTGGGTTACTGCAAAAGCTCCTGACGGGACTACCGGTAATTTATGGTACGACGTGAACAAAAATGGTTGCGAAGCACGTTTCAGAAATGCCCGTGAAAAAGCCCACTTTGATTCTGAAAACTGGTCAGACGATTTATTAGCTGCCGGTTACAAAGGACGTGAAGGCTTGCTTGCCAAAATGGGTACAGGTAACGTATATGCAGGTAGTATTTCTACTCTTGCCGATGCTAAATCCATCGTGAACAAATTGGAAAAACAAGGGGCTATTCCTGACAACACCATCTACGGAACAACTGATTTCTGTTTTGGAATTGATGCTTTCTTGGCCGCACAGAACATCAACGGTGACGCTTTTGGTGCATTTGACAATCAAGAAAATATGGATTTGAATCTTTCTTTCAAAGGATTTAAATTAGGTGGTTACAACTTCAACTACTCTGGATTGAGATACTTGAACGATCCAATTGGACACGGCGCTAGAGTTGGTGTTACTAAAACCAATGGTTTTATGTTGCCTAACTCTTCTCAAAGTGTGAAAGACGTGTTGACAGGAAAAATGTCAATCAAACCTACTCTTCACGTATTGTACAGAGCTAAAGGTGGAGTTAACCGTGACTACGAAATGGTAGTACGTGACTGGTCAGCCGGAACAAGTCTTTCTGATACTGTTACCACAGAGTTCCAAAGCGAAATGGCAACTGTATTAATAGGCGTAAATAATACGATAAAATTCGAGGGTTAAACCTTGATTATTAAATAGTTATTCATTTAAAGCCACTCATTTGAGTGGCTTTTTTTTATATATGAGTCCAATATATTCTTTTCTTTATACCTGCAATTGTATTTTTACTTACATTGTATTTCATAGATAATTCAGTTGGATATAAATTTGAAGCTCTAATTTCTAAAACTTGCCATTCTTTTAGTTTAGACTTATGGGACGTTTCTCCTTTTTGCATTAATGAATTTTTCACAGCGTGTTCTATATTGTCATTATGTGATGACCATTCTAAACTAATTGCTACATTATCTTTTTTATTTCCCTTTTTATGATTCACTTCGGGTAAATTATCAGGATTAGGAATGAAAGTTTCTGCTATAATCCTATGCACTTGAAAACTTCGTCGTCGTTTGTTTTTATATAGCCCACATCCTAAATACCCTTTAGTAGCTATTGTTTGGCTTAAAATCCTTTCATTAGTTCCGTTATGAGGCATACTGCTTTTTATTCTGCCTAAATCGCTTGCTTTGTAAAAAGTTTTATACCCATTAATACCTCTCCATTCCTCGCAACAAACTAATCCGTCGTCGTTGATGTAGAACAAACTTTCTAAACTTAAATTTTTGTAGTATTCCATATTGACTATTAAAAAGAAGCGCCTCTTAAAAGGAAAGTGGGTTTCCGATTAAAAGGCGTTCTATCTTTTGATGTTTTCAGTTGTTATTATTGACCCACTCGCAAATAACTTTCACAAAGATAAACATAAAATGCGAATAATTATACATTACAAGTGTAAATTTTAAATAATATCCGACAACAAACGTTTGTACTCGTTTTTTACATAATTTTGTGGGTATATTTTAAATCAAATCAAATGGAAACACCAGTAAAAGAACACCACTTTGCCAAAGCGGCAAGGGAAAAAAGAGAAGCCGCAGAACGTTTGGCTTCGGGAGAGAACATCGTGGAAACTCCTGTTACCGAAGAAACTACAAAAGAAACAATCGAGGAACCGGAAGTACTCACAAAACCAAAAGTGGAAACTCCCGCCATTGACGTCGAAAA